AAACACTCATTGACGAGACTCCTCCAGGGCCGTATGAGTCTGTCGTCCGGTACATCACCCCGGCTGACACCTGGACTGAGCTCACAGAGCCGGACGAGGATGATGAGTTGGGATGCGTACCAACTGAGGAAAAAAATTCCTCAGTTGTGATGTCGGGTGACGGGAGTTGTGATGTATCAACTCCTGAGCGCGTACCAACTAGGGAAAAAATTTCACCTAAACCGTCATATATAGATAGATCTATATCTATGAGTTATCCCCCTTCGGGGGATAACTCTGTCGCGCCGGGGGCGCGACAGGGGCGCAAGCGCCGCAAGAAGCAGGCCAAGGGGGCTGAGCATGACCCCTACAACCCGGTTGAGAACCACCCGGATCTGAAGGACCTGGTGGTCCGGGAAGAGCCTGAGCCGGAGCCCGAAACCCGGCATCGGTTCCAGATACCTGACCGGGATTCCTCCCAGGGGCTGGCCTACTACTTCACATTCAGGCTGGGGCCGGTACTGGGCAAGCTTGGCCAGATGGACCTTGCCAATCGCACCGCCCTGGCTCGGGCTTTCAGCCGCTGGCTCAAGTCCGGGCTCAGCCCGGACTACATCCGGAAGATGATTGACGCCTACGCCAAAACCCCCGGATACCAGGCGGACGGGGTCACCCCTTGGAAGGACTTCTTGGCCAAACGGGCTCTGCTGCATAAGCACGTGGAGCGCGCCGAGCGTGAGCGGCTTATGGACGACCCTGCGGCCTACGAGGACCTGAAGTCCCAGCACGCGCCCTGGGTTACTGAGAACGGAGAGTTTGACGAAGAGGCGTGGATGGCCTCCGTCATGGACGANGTNCGGAGGAAGGCCCGATGAGCGANCAGGAGATCTACCAGCTGCCCATTGCGTCCGACGGCCCTGATNTGGCTCTTGCGATGCATCGGCGAGGGTTTCCTGCCAAGCACATCGCGCGGGGGATTGACGCTTGGGATGCCCATGACGCGGCCTCAGAGCGCGCTAGAGAGCTTTGCAGGGCGTTCGTGGGTGATTGGGTCAACCGCACGCAGATAGGCTCTGAGAACGCACGTGAGCGGCTTGGGAAGGGTCTTCTGATTTACGGAACACCCAGCACCGGGAAGACGACGNTGGCTTGCGCGGTAGCGTACGAGATCCGCCGCCACGGCGCGGCCGTCCGGTTCATCACGGCGGCCGACTTCGTTGCCGCGCTAGGGGATGAAAACAAGCTCCGTACGCTGGCCGAACGCGGTGATGCGCGTGCGCTTGAAGAGTTCTGGGGGATCCGCCACCTGATCGCACATGTNCGGCGTGTGCCGCTGCTTGTGCTTGACGATCTCGGGCGNGAGCACCGCACGGCTACCGACATGGCGCGCGATGAGATTGCGCGTCTTCTGCGGCAGCGGCATGCGGCCGCGAAACCCACCATCGTGACCACGAATTTCCCGCCGGATGCGTGGCGGGACTTGTACGACCCGGCAACGGCCGAATTCGCCTATGAGGCATTCGACATGATCAAACTTGTGGGGAAGGGGTTTCGGCGCTGACNGGGGAGGCGAACATGCTCGTCGTCGACCGTGGCGAAAACGGCACGGAATATGCCGTGTTAGGGATCGGTTTCCCGCGTAGGCGGGATATACTCTTCCTCGACCCTGCGGAGTATGGCCATGGAGCATGGTGACATCAGTAATCAGCTGCTTCCCAGGCTCCTGGTGGAGTGGGAGAACCTTCTTGGGATTCCTCCGCAGGATGCGAAATTCTGGAAGGATCCCTACCGTGTACGCAGATCATGGCGGCTTAAGGATCCTTTGTCTCGGTGGCAGCTGAATGAGCTTGCCGCGAAGGCGATCACTAATCGTTCCTGGCTTGATTGCCAGGAGTATGAGGTGATCACCCTCGGTCCTCCGGAGTTTGCAGAGGAGCTTGCTAAGTATTTGGATCGTCAGGCTATCCCTGTTCGTTCTGTGTGGTCTTATGATCCGACCGCGCTTGGCAAGAATTTGCCGAACATGAAGCACGTAGCTGCCATCTACACCGCCAACCCGCTGCACATCCTGAAGTACGGGAGTTGGGGTCGTTTGGTTACTGAGCACAACGTCACGGAGATTGGGCGCTTCTGACGTGGACGTTGAAAACCTTCTGATTTCCCGCGTGGTTGAAGAGGGGACACTCGGTCCCGCAGCCAACATCACTCCGGATTGGTTTTCCGACCCCGCGTCTGCTCGGGTCTGGAAGCTGATCCTGGAGCACGTTTCCAAGTACGGCAACGTTCCCTCTGTTGGGGTTGTCAAGTCCGATTACCCGACCTACAAGCTGGTCAAGTCCCCTGAAGGGCTTGAGTACCTGACAGAGCGGATGGTCAAGCACCGGACTATGGCCATCATGGAACGTGCTATTCATGATGCCGCTCAGTACCACATGAGCGGGGATGTTGATCGTGTTCTTTCCAGGCTGCATGCGGCGCTCGCTGACGTCGCCAAGCTGGACATTCATTCAAGTGACGTTGATCTTGCAGAGAACATTGATGAGCGTCTGCAGCACTACCAGAAATTGTCTGAGCTGGCAGGCGGCCTTCGTGGCATTCCTAGCGGGTTTCCTTCTATTGACGAGTCGCTTGGCGGTTTCCAGCCTGGCCAGCTGATCACATTCGTTGGTCCCCCTAAGGTCGGCAAAAGCACGTCAATGCTGCTCATGGCGAACGCCTCGAACATGAGCGGTAAGTCGCCACTGTTCGTCGGCTTCGAAATGAGTAATTTCGAGCAGATGGAACGCCTGGACGCCATTCGTGCGCAGGTGTCCCACACTCGTCTGATCCGCGGTACGCTCAATCTTGTTGAGCGGAAGAAGCTCGTTAAGGCTGTCAATCTTGCTAAGAGGCTCCCCTCTTTCTACCTGACGCAGGACACAGGGTCTGTGATGACCCTGACTGGTTTGAGGACAAAGATTGAGTCCGTTAAGCCGGACATCGTCTTCGTTGACGGTGCCTACATGATGCAGGACGAAAACGGGGAGCCATCCGGGAGTCCTCAGGCCCTCACCAACATCACCCGTGGCTTGAAGCGCCTTGCGCAGCAGCTGCGGCTTCCCATCGTCATTGCCACCCAGGCCCTTGAATCAAAAATGAACGGAAACAAGCTGACTACGTATTCGGTCGGCTACAGCTCCAGTTTTGTACAGGACTCGGACGCGGTTTTTGGTGCAGAGCGTACCGAGGATCCGGGCATCATCAAGATCAAGCTTCTTCTTGCTCGTAATGCGCGTCCTATGGAAGCTTTCTACCGGTGGATTTGGGATCCCCCGGTGTTTGAGGAGCTGCCGTATGACCCGTTTGGTGATGAGGGAGCCGCTGAAGAGTTCGGATCGTTCAAGGAAGATGAATTCTCGTTCTCGTACGCGTGGTAAATCCGCGATCTGTGGTAGGACGGGACCATGGACTCATGATGATGAGGAGGAGAAGAACTAGCCTTCGGAGGAAACCTCGGGAATCAAACAACGTGATCCCTGGGGACATCGTCGGGGCTGTTCACAAGCTCGGCATCAGGGTCAATCAGATAACGGATTCAGGGGAAATAAATTGCTGGTGCCCGGCCCACTTTGAGCGGTTGGGACGGGCCGACAGGAAGCCAAGCTTTAACATCAACATCGCCAAGGGCGTCTTCAACTGCTGGTCTTGTCACTTCTCCGGGAATTTTCCGCAGCTGGTCGCGTACATGCTTGGTGCGNCTATCGATGAGGCGATCAGCTGGATCCACAAGCAGGGGACGATCCAAGCTGTTCCACGGATACTCGCCAAAAGAGAAAAAGACAGCAGTGCAGAGGAAATAAGCGAGGCATCGCTTGCTCTGTTCGTTCCGCCACCTCGGTGGGCTCTGCGTCGGCGCAGGCTGACCATTGAGGCATGCGAGCGCTATGGGGTTCTGTGGGATCGGGAGCGTGATCTTTGGATTATCCCAGTGAGGGATGAGACTGGAAAGCTTCTCGGCTGGCAGGAAAAAGCAGAAGACTATCGGTACTTCAGTAACTACCCCAAGCGCTTGAAGAAGAGTCATTGCCTGTTCGGGCTGGAAACCGTCCCGGTGGGTGTTGACCGAATGTTTCTCCTGGAATCCCCGCTTGATGCCGTGCTGATGCACTCTCTTGGGTATGAGGGAGCTGTTTCTTCCTACGGTGCGAGCGTTTCCGACGAACAGTTCAAGCTCGTTCTTAAGCGGACAGACTTGCTTATCTCGCTATTCGATGATGATGCTCCTGGCCGTCAGGCTCGGGACAAACTGTACGGAAGGTATATGGGAAGCGGGCTGAGGATTGCCGTTCCCGACTACCGGAAAATTCCGGGCCTTAAGGGGAAAGATCCGGGTGAGATGACGGAGGAACAGATCAGAATCATGGTGGAAACGGTGGTTCCGGCCACGCTTCTTCCCTTGCTTCGGGCGCGGGAATAACTCGAGTTGATCCGCCGCGTTCAAGTTTGCGTGGTAATGAAGGTCCCGCTCTACCCGTACCAGGAACCGGCGGTTGACAAGCTGATCGAACGCGGGAACTTCTTGCTCGCGTTCGATATGGGTCTGGGAAAGACGATCACGGCGATAGCGGCGGCCGAGGAACTGCTCGGACTCGGCAAGATTGACCAGGTGCTGGTCCTGTGTCCTGCCGGGCTGAAATGGCAGTGGGCAGCCGCTATCGCCAAGTTCACCGATGTTGCGACCGAGGAGATCAAGGCTGGTGAGGATTACCTCATCGTGCCTGAGGAACGGTATTGCATCGTTGTTGACGGGGGGCCGGAGAAGCGTCGGCGCGCCTACGAGAAGATTTCGTCCCTCAAGCCCCAGTACGTGATAGCCGGGTATCAGACGGTCGTAACGGATCGGGCACAGTTCCTGCGGATGCGTCCTGGTCTGATCATCGCGGACGAGATGACCGTGATCAAAAATCCGGCAGCCAGGGTCACCCGGGCGGTCCGCAGGCTTAAAGCCCCATACAAGCTCGGGCTTACCGGGACGCCTATAGAGAATCGGCTGGAAGAGCTGTTCCAGCTTTATAGATGGCTAGATGCGGATTTGCTTGGCAGTGAGGTAGCCTTCGACCGGGCTTACATCATCCGCGACTATTGGGGGAACGTAAAAGGCTACCGTAATACGCATGTCCTTCACAAGAAGGTTGCTCCAGCCATGCTTCGGCTGCGTGCTGACGACCCCCAGGTCGCGCCGTACATGCCAAAGCTCGAAAGGGAGCGCTGGACGGTCCGCATGGATGATGCAACGGCGGCCGTGTATCGGAGGATCATGGCTGACCTCGCAGCCGAGCTTGAGCAGCTCCCGCGTCGGGAGCAGTTCGACGTCTTGTCCCATTACAACGGTGATCGTCCGGATGAGCGGACTCCTGCGGGCCGCGTCATGGCGGTGCATCTGGCGGCGCAGCAGCTGCTGACCCATCCTCCGCTCCTGGAGAGCAGCCCATCTCGATACGCCAGGACGCTGGTGGATTCCGGGGTGCTGACAGGCCTTCCTGAGTCCGCCAAGATCCTCAAGCTGAGAGCGGAGATCGACAGGATCCTCCGGGATGACCCAGCGGCGAAGATCATCATAGTGACCCGGTTCCGGGGACTGTTGACATACCTGGAAACCCTGTTTACCGGCCATGTCGTCTACCACGGAGGCATGAACGCAGCCAGCCGTCAGGCCG